CGCCACCACTATTCGCGTAAAACGTGAAACCCCTATTAATGCCCGACTTGTGGACTTTCAGAATGGTTCTCGTTTGGGGGAAAATGATCTAGACAACGACAGTCTTCAAAGTTTTTACTTGCTTCAGGAACACTCAGATGACCAAGAAATTCTTGGGAATGTTGATACTTCTATAGTAATGGGACAGTGTTCTAGGCTTACAGACGGAACCATACCTATTACTACTCAAGGGACGTATGTTTCAGTCCCAGCAGGAGTTACAGCTACCCTTGACACAGCAGTTTCGTATGGGATCGCTTTGGATACTACGACAAGTGGTTTTGCTCTTAAAAACACTTCAGGTATCGGGAGATTTTTCCACGTTTACGCTAGTATGGATGTCACGGCTGGGAACAACCGCACCGTAGGTCTTCGGCTTAACCATATTGGAGGTTCGGGAGAAATTGCTGCTACAGATTGTAGGTCTTTTACTGGAACAGAAAACCACGAAGCCAAGTTGGTTACTTCGTGGATTATTTACATGGCCCCAAATACAAGTGTTACCATGATGGTAGCTAATCATAGCAGCACAGCGTCAGTAGTGCTTAAACGAGGTAGATTGGTAATAGCGTCTGTATGAACGAGGATATTGAGAGGCTAGTAAGGCTTGAAACAAAGCTGGATGTGGTTCTTGAAAACCAACATTTTTTCCGTGCTTCTTTTGACAAGCATGACGAACGCATCAAACAACTTGAGAATGGCCGATCACATACTATTGGCTATGCTGCGGCAGTAGGAACAGCTATTGGTTTGTTCTTAGACAACATGAAACACCTTATTTTGCGATGAACAAAGAAGAAGTCCTTGAAAAACTTTCCGTTAATTTGGCTGAAGAACTGCTTAACCGCATCTCCAGCGGGGAAGCGGCTCCTGCTGACCTAAACGTAGCCCGTCAACTCCTTAAAGATAACAACATTACGGTAGTCCCGCAGACTGAGCATCCAGCCCAGAAACTTGCTTTGGTGCTTCCGTTTGAAGAAAAGCAACAAGCTCATGGCTAAACGTGATTACGCTAAAGAATATCGGGAATACCACGCTAAACCTTCCCAAATTAAGAACCGTTCCAAACGAAACGGGGCTAGGCGGCTGATGATTAAAAAGCATGGCAAAGCCAAGCTCAAGGGTAAGGATGTTGACCACAAAAAACCCTTGAAAAATGGTGGGTCAAATAGTATGAAGAATCTTCGCATACGGTCTGTCTCTAAAAACAGAGGCGACAAATCGTTTTAACAACTAAAAGAGCACCAAAAAATGAAAAAAATCCTGTTGGAATCAGAAATCCCTGATTCTTTAATGCCGTTAGATACAAATTGTGAATATCTTGTGGAAAACCAGCAAGTTTCTTACTTCGCTGTGCGTAGCAACGGAAACTTAACTGTCCACAACATTGAGAAAGATGTGTTCAAAACCGTCACCTCCACAGAAAACATGGACGGTAAAGAGCTTTTTGTGTTCCGTGCTGGCGGGGCTGGAGACATTTTGTTCATGTTCCCTCTCTTTGATGAACTTAAACGACGATTTCCAAACTGTAAACTGACGGTAGTTTGTAACTCTCTCTATCACTTTGTTGCGCTTAACTGCAAATCTGTTGATAACGTATTACCTTTTCCTATTAAAGTCACGGAACTTCCACAAAACTGCTACATCCTTAATTTAGAAGGTGCAGTTGAAAATAATGATGTGGTTCCTGCGGTTGATTGTATGTTTCTGGCTGCTGGAATGGCTCTCCCAGACAAAGAAACCATCAAAAAGTCCCTTGTTTACACCCCAAAAGAGGAACACGTTCACAAGGCTCATCTCATTCCTGTAGCCAAGAATAAAGATCGAATCCGCATTGGCTACCAATGGGCTGCATCTAGTCCTGTCAGGAGTTATCCTCACAAAAACTCATGCGAACTTGTTACACAACTTGCTCACGATGGGGGTTTTGAAGTTTGTCTTCTTGGGGAACCTAACAGCATTGAAATTGGAGCAAGACCGACAAAAGGCTGGGTTTACAACATGACCAAAGAAGGCTTGTCTTGGGAAGAATCTGTAGCGTTCCTCAAGTCCTGTGACCTTGTTATCGGCCCAGACTCAAGCGGTATTCACTTTGCTGGGGCTATGGGTGTCAAAGCTCTTGGCCTGTATGCTCCGTTTGAATGGAACTTGAGAACCAGCTATTTTGATTCTGTGTGGTGTTTTCAACAACGAGGGGAATGTGCTCCGTGCAAGCACCACAGCAACAACAAGAATGGTATTTTCCCTAAAGACAAACCTTGCAGTCAATCCGGTCAGTGTGAGGTCTTGGCTTCCCTAACCCCTGACCGTGTGTTTAAAAAAGCCCTACAACTACTTAACAAATGAAAACTGATTTATCTAACGTAACTCTTTTGATTGCCGACCCAAGACCACAAAATAAAGATAAATGTCGAAACTTGCTAAATCACGTTTCATCAAACGTAACTTTTGGTGATGTCAAACATTTATACGAATTTGAAGAAGGAAAAGAAGCGTATGATCGTCTGCTATCCATAGAACTTTCCAAATGGTTTGACACAGATTTTGTTATGGTTTGTCAGTTAGATGGGTGGATGACTAACCCTGAATTGTGGACTAACGATTATTTTAACTACGATTACATCGGTGCTCCTTGGCCTTACTGGTTAAACAGAAATAGGGTAGGTAATGGAGGATTTAGCTTACGTTCAAAAAAACTACACGTTTTCTTGGAAACTCAAAGATGGGAATGGCTTCCTGATGATGTGTTTATCTCAAATGCGTGTGGTCGAGTTATTGTAGAAAACGGTATGAAATTTGCTCCGTTAGAAGTAGCTGCAAAGTTTTCTTACGAGTTACCAATAGAAGAACACCTTATGCCCAAACAAACACTTGGTTTTCACGGAGGACGTTCTTTTGAGTGAAACAGCCAAAGAAACCCGCAAAAGCCGTAGCGATTGACCCAAGGTTACACGACTTTCGGAACTTCCTGTATGTGGTATGGAAACACCTTAACCTACCACAACCTACTGATATTCAGTATGATATAGCTGAGTTTATTCAAAACGCTCCAAAGCGTTCCATCATTGAAGCTTTCCGAGGGGTAGGGAAAAGCTATATTACAAGTGCTCACGTATGCCACCAGTTGCTTCTTAACCCTGATAAAAAGTTCTTGGTTGTCTCAGCTTCCAAAAGCCGTGCAGATGACTTCAGCACTTTTACCCTTCGGCTTATCAATGAGCTTCCTATTCTTCAACATCTTCGGCCCACAGAAGATCAACGTAGTAGTAAGATAGCTTTTGACGTAGGCCCAGCAGGAGCCTCCCATAGCCCTTCTGTGAAGTCTGTGGGTATCACTGGTATGATTACTGGTAGCCGTGCTGACGAGATTATTGCCGATGACGTAGAGAGTGCCAACAACTCCATGACCCAAGGGATGCGGGACAGGGTTGCTGAATCAGTCAAAGAGTTTGAAGCTGTGCTTAAACCGGATGGAAAGATCATGTTTCTTGGGACTCCCCAATGTGAAGAATCCCTTTACAACAAGCTTCAGGAACGTGGCTATGTTTGTAGGATTTGGCCTGCACGTTACCCAGAACCAGACAAGCTTGTTAGCTACGGGGATAAATTGGCTCCCCGTATCTGTGATTTGTTAGAAAAAGACCCCAATATTTCTTACAAAACTACCGACCCAAAACGCTTCAGTGATCTTGACCTTATGGAGCGTGAAGCCAGCTACGGCAAGAGTGGTTTCCAGCTTCAGTTCATGCTTGATACAAGCTTATCAGATATGGAGCGTTATCCGCTCAAGCTCTCTGACCTTTGCGTATTGAGCATTAACCATGAGCTTTCCCCCCAGAAGATTGCTTGGGCTGGTAGCCCTGACTACATCATTGATGACCTTCCGTGTGTCGGGATGAGTGGGGATCGTTACTACAGCCCTATGTTCGTAAGTAAGGAGGATTGGCTACCCTACGAGGGAAGCATTATGGCAATCGACCCATCCGGTAGGGGTAGAGACGAAACAGCCTACGCAGTTCTAAAATACCTCCACGGTATGCTTTTCCTGACTGAAAGCGGAGGCTTTAACAGTGGCTACACTGATGACACCCTAAATGCGTTGGCTACTGTGGCAAAACGACAAAAGGTAACACAAATCATTGTGGAAGAAAACTACGGTGGTGGTATGTTTACCCAACTGCTCAAGCCTGTGCTTGGTCGTGTGTATCCCTGTTCGGTAGAGGAAGTTAAGCACAGTAAGCAAAAGGAGCTTCGGATTATCGACACCCTTGAGCCAATCCTTAACCAACATCGGCTCATTGTGGACAAGAAGGTTATTGAACGAGACTACCGAGACAACCAACACCTTCCCCCAGAAATGGCACTTCGTTATCAACTTTTTTATCAGTTAAGCCGCATCACCAAAGACCGTGGTGCTCTTGCTCAAGATGACCGTCTTGATGCCCTAGCTATTGGTGTATCCTTCTGGACAGAAAGAATGGCTCAGGATATAGACAGAGCCGTAGAAGATGCCAAGGAAGCCAAGCTAGATGAAGAACTGCGTAAGTTTTCTGAAAATGTCTTCGGAACCAAACCACGAGAAAAAACGTGGATAAGCTCAACAGTAAACGTAATATGAACATCCTAACCAAACTCCTAAACCTCCTAAAACCTAAAAAAGAAGCCATTCCGCTGTCTCCACCCTCAAAGCCAATAAAAGAGGCTCCTAGACCCCCTGTAGATCAAAAGAGGATGGGTTTTAGCGAATCCTATCGACCCACTCCTAATGTTTCCCCCAAACCAATCAAACCGAGGTTGGTAATCCTTCACCACACTTGCGGCAGTTATCAAGGAAGTGTGGCTTGGTGTCTTAACCGTGCTTCAAAAGTGTCTTACCACTGTATCATCGCTGAAGACGGTAGGAGAACAGTGTTAGCGACACCTGATAAGAGAACTTGGCACGCTGGGTTGGCTAACTGGAAGGGTAAGAAAGACCTCAATAGCATCAGTGTTGGACTAGCTTTTGAAAAAGACACCTACTCAAAGCCTCTTACTGAAGCACAGAAATACTCCTGCTTGGAGTATCTTAGACCGATCCTAAAGAAGTATTCCATCTCTTTTGACGACATCCTAGATCACAGGATGATTGCTCCCAATAGAAAAGACGATCTTAACCCTACTGAATACCATAAACTTAAAAAGTTCCTGTTACTTCACCTATGAGCCTTAAATACGAACAATACCGTAGTTTGAAATACACCCAAGAGTTCTTAAAAGACCTGTTGCATCACGAAACAAGACCCAAGACTGTTAAGCTATTGAAAGAAAGATCACTGAGATGTCTTCGTCATTTTCCAGCGTTAGCTGAAGATGGACGACCTTACTTCAGTGAAGATACTTTCAAAAACCCTTCATTTAACGACAACAAAAGACCTTCAACATTAACTACTTAGAACTTTGTTTGAGAAAGATGCTTGACAAGATTTTCCATCCCTTTTAAAATCAATCTTAACAAGGAGTTAAAGCGATGTTAAAAATCGCCCTTTGAAAAAGGAATTGGTTAAGGTGTTGGTTAAAGGGGTCGTTAAGAAGTAGGTTAAACACGTTGCTCTAAGCAAAATATCAACAACATCATCCTCAATAATCTAATATATTATGCATAATAAATCTAATGTATCTATTAAACTATGTGTTTCTCCTTCTAATGATTCCATTGATGAATGTGTTAAAGACTACCTTGGAAGCATACCTTTAGATGATTTAGGATTGGATAAAAAAACCATTACTTATTTACAAGTAGTGTCTAAATTAGACAAGAAGTGCTTTGTTGGGGATCATCCAGTATCGTTAAAGGATACCTTTTGGTGGTTGGCTTACAACGAGGCTGGTAATCCAGTTGGTTTTAGTGGGCTAAAAGCCTGTAAGAAGAAGGAGAACAAGGGTCTGGGGTATTTTAGCAGGGCTGGGGTAATAAAGTCCTACAGGGGGCATGGAACGCAAAAGAAGATGATTAAAGCGAGGCTCAGGATGGCTAAACAACTTGGGCTTACTCATTGTGTGACCTATGTGAAGGGATTCAATCTAGCAAGTGCCAACAGCCTGATTAGCTGTGGGTTTAAGCTCTACAACCCTCACTACAAATGGGGTGGTAAGGCAGCTTTATACTTTGGTAAGAGTTTGAAATAGGTGCAATAGGTTAAATGAGACTCTGATAAGACCCTCAAAGGTTTTTGGGTAAAAAATCTGAGAAGGTGAATACGTATTGAGCGACAGCGAATTCCCCCCTATCGGTCATCAATTATCAGGTT